TATTATTTAATTATTAATTATTATTTGCGTTATTTATTTTCGATAGTACGGTGTCCATAATTGTACGTTTGCGATTAGGAGAAATTGTTTTTCCTATTTTCGCTTCTTTGTTTTCTGGATTGTGTACTATTGGTTTAGCTGCTGCTTCTACTTCTTTCGTAAGTTCAACAACTTCTTCTTTAGTTTCTTCAGTAGTTTCAACAACTTCTTCATTCGTGTTTTCGTTGTTTTCTACTTTAGAGAATTTTTCTAATTCAGATTTAAGTTCTTCGTTTTCTTTTTTCAAAGCTTCCATTTCAGAAAAGAAAGTTTCTTTCACGATTGATTCAACTGTTTTCTTAATTGGTTTTGCTTCTACAGACGCTTCAACTTCTTCTTCGTATTCTTCTTCTTTTTTAGCTTCTTCTTCAATTACTTCTTCTTCAGCTTCAGCTTCTTTTATTTCTGCGATCACACCTTCTTCAGTTACAACAAGTACCAAACCATCTTCAAGTTTGTACTCGCCTACAGGCAATGGAATTTTTTGTTCATCTTCTGTTACAATTACAACTTGAAAACCAGCTTCAAATTCTTCTGCTTCAATAGTTGTTACACCGTCATCTAATTTACGTGTGCCTAATTTCACTTCCATTCCAAGAAGTTCTCTTACTTTGTTTAAAATTGAATTATCTTTCATTTTGTTTATTTATTCGTGTTTATTTAGTTGGCTGCGTAATCTAATAACTCACCCATTTCTGTATCAAGCTTTGTAGCAAGTTTGTCAATTTGTGGATAAAGTTTTTTTGCAGTTTGTAATTGCTTTACACTTTTTGCGTCAAGTCCTAAATCTTTAGCCATTCTACTTATTTCATTTGTTAATTTTTTATAATCATCATCAAATTGGTCATAAGTTTTAAAAACCTTATCTTGCTTATCCCAATCATCTTCTGCATTATCCATCATTTTTTGCATTGCAGCTTTTGCTTTTTGTGTAGCTTTTTTTGTATCCTCAATTGCTTTTTTAAACGCATTAATGGATTTTTCCATTTTACTATTTAACTTATCTAAATCTTGAATAGCACCTAACTCTACTTTTTCAGACTTTAACTCTGTCTTTTTTTCTTCTTTTGCTAAAAATCTTGCTACGGCTCTATGTGTATTCATACTATAATAACTTTATATTAAATTGTTTGTTTCATTTTTGGTTTAAACCTTGCCTATGCCTTGCGCTCGAAGTGTGCCGTCACAACACTTTGAACTATATGTGTTGTCTTTACATAAGCAACCTCTTTTGCCACCTTTGGGACTTGATTTACCTTGTGTTTCTTTGGTTCGTTTTTTTCTCATTTCTTAACGCATTTACCATTCTTCTTTTTGTATCCCTTTGGACATTTACCGTACAAATCTAATTCGTGCGTTTCGCCAACCATATACCACGTTCTACCCTCGTATTCGTGTTCGTGTATGCCTTCAACACCTAAATCTGTAGCTGCTTTTTGTGCCATAGCTTCAGAAGAATAGGCAAGTCGGTCATCGATAATTGCAAAATTGTCATCGATTAACATACTTGCCAAGTCTTCACGCTCTATTTGTTTAAGTTTAGATTCTGCCCAAGTCTTTGCTGATTTACCACCCCATAGCAAATAAGAAATATAACCACAAGATTCTTTATCTCCAGCATCGTAGTAAGTTTCTGCTCTGCTTAAATATGAAAACATACGCTTGATAGTTTTTTCGCTTACAGGTTCGCCATTAGCCAACTGCTGCGCACGAACTTTGCCTACTTGTGTAGCACATTTGTTGTTTACGGCTTCGTTTAGTTCTATGCCTCTTTTTGCGTTGTTTCTTACGCTTTCTGGATAGTCGCTATAACTTTCTAATTCTTGTTTTTGTAGAAGTTCTTTAAGTTCTTCAACAAGCATTTTCTTTTCAAAGTCTTCAAAGCTTTCTTCTTTAGTCATATCGTATTTATCTGCAAAATACCCTTCAATACTAAAACCTTTTATTTCGCCTTCTTTGGCTTTGTTGTATAGTTCATCATCGTCAATTTTCATTGATATCATCCAAGTACCTTCTGGCACGTTTAAGCCGTAGTGTGCGCTTTTATCTTTTTTCGTGTTTTCGACAATCCAACTTTCTACGATCGTAGTGCCCTTTATAGGTTGCTTATGTTCGTAGGTTGCGTTTTTGTGATTAGAACGCTTAAAGAATAATTCCGATGCTTTGCGAACGGTGTCTTTACTAAAGTAAATATAATACTCATCATTCGTCTTTTCGTTGCGTCTGTAGATTTGTTTATTAGGCACTAAAGCAGCACCCATAAGAATACGCTTTTCTTTGTCTACTTCTTTAAGTAGTATTTCTTGTTTGTTTAGTGCTATAAAATTTTCTTCTATTGCCGGTGTTTCAACAAGCGACACTGCTTCGATGCCACTTTGTTCGTCTGATTCGTCTATAATCAATTCTACTATCCTCATATTATAATAACTTTTATTTGTTTATAGTGTTGCATTTTCAACTCTGTTTCTATCTAAAGCTTGGCTTGTTGTTACTTCGCCACTTACTACAAATGCTTGTACAGGTGCTTGTTGTAATTGTGCTAACTGATTGATTCCACTATCACCAACTACGTTAAAACTTGGTGCTTGTGCTTCACCACCACTTGCATCTACGCTTGGTGTTTCTCCACCTCCACCACCTTCGAATGTTTGACTTGCAATAGAAGCCACTTGTGCGGCACCAGCTACACCAATAGCAACTGCGTTTGCAATTCTTAAACTTTGTGTAGGTGTAAAGTCTGTTGTTTCGGCAAATACCTTTGTAATGGCTTGTGCCGTGTTTATAGTTGCTTGTGCTATACCAACTGCCTTTTGAATATTAAATGCTCTTTTAGCTTGTTTTTCGCTACCCTTGCTAAATAATTCGGCTATGTCGTTTATTGCCGTTAATGATTTTGTGGCTACATCTATTTTATATTGTGCTAACGCTTTAGCATTTGCTTCTTCTTTTTCGTCTCTTGCTTTTCTGTCGGCTGCTGCCTTATCATCTAAAGCTTTTTGTGCATTGTATGCCTCATTGTCAAACTTTAAAAATATTTCGTTTCTTGCATTTAGTCTTGCAATTTCTATTTCGTTTAGTGCTTCTGCATTACCAAAAGCCATAGCTTCTAAAACATCGTACTTTTCTTCAACTCTTAATAGTTCGTTTTCTTCATCAGTACGCAAAGCATCTTCGTTTGCTCTTTTAATTTTGTCTAATTCTGCAAGAAGTTGTATTTCGGCATCAATTTCATCATCTAATAATTGTTGTAGTTCTTCACTTCTTTGTTTGTCTGCTTCTGTTTTATCACTTAAATATTGTTTGTAGTTATTTAATTTTTCCGTGTTTATCTTAGCATCAAATACTGCAAGTTTTCTTTCGTTTTCTTTTATAATGGCCAATCTCCCATCGTAAAGGCTCTGTTGTGCATCTATTAAAAAACTATCGTTTTGAATGGCTAAAGCTAATGATTTCCTTTGAACCTCTGCCATTTGTTCAGACACTTCTATTTCATTAAGCAACTTCTGTCTTTGAATGTCAGTCGTTTTTTTGCCTTGTGCTTCAAGCATTTCTATTTCATCATCTAACGCTTTTTGCCTTACTCTTAAAGTGTGTAATATATCTTCACGTTGTTGTGATAATGCTTTTTGTTCATCAAGATATCTTTTCATTTTCTCTTGATGCCTGGCTTTTGCTTGTTTTTCTTGTTTAGTTTCTGCCAAACCTAAAAATTCTGCTGCTTTCATTACAGTTTTATAAGCTTCAACCACAGAATTAAGTTGGTGCAAAAGCAACTTCAATACAAAAGGCATTTCTTCAAAGCTTTTTGTTACGCTTTCTGTACCTTTTGAAACTTTATCTTGATTTGCAATTAATGTTCCTAAAACAACCACAAGTGCTCCAATACCTGTACTAATTAATGCTAATCGCAACAACTTCATTGCTCCTGTTGTTCCACCTACGGCAATACTCCAAAGCCTTGTGGCTTTACTTGCTAAACCAACACTTTTACTATAATCTTGAATTCCAGCTATACCCTGTTGAATAGCCATAGCTGCTTGTACTTTTAACAAAGATTCTTCAAGTGCTTTAGATTCGCCACCTGTTAAAGCCATTACTCCTTGCACTGCTGCGAAGCCACTTGTTGCACCACCTAATGCACCTCCAAGTTTTTGGCTCATTGTCTGTGCAGCTTGGTCTACTGCTAAATCCGTTTGAATCTGAACTTTACGATATTCTCCTACTTTAGTTAATAGTTCTTGATATTCTTTAGAAGTAGTATCACCGGCAATCGCTAACTCATAAAGACGGTCTTCCGCCTCGCCCATTCTTGTTGTTAATGGCTGTAATTCATCACCATATCTTTTGGCAAATGTTGCTCCTGTATCAAACGATTCATTAACCTCATCGTTTGCTTTTGCAGTTTCGTCTAAAGTGTCATTAAGATTCTCAAAATCTTTTTCCGTTTCTTTTGCGTTATTTTTTATATTTATTTCAACTCCAAATATTTTCATTTTATTGCTTCTTTAATTTTTTTGAGATTCTCTGAATTTTTTTGCTTTAATATTTGCATTCTTTTCTTCTGCTTGTATATTCCTTTAACTCCTTTCTCAAAATTGTATAAGCCTTTCGCTATTTGTACATCGTGACTGCCCTCGTAGAATTCGTCTATTTGTAGTAAATCTATTATGTGTTTTAACATTACCCTTGTTGTTGTATAAATATTTGACTTTCTGCCGTTGTGCCGTTGCTAAATGTGTAAGTAACTACTAAAATAATTACCGTATCACTTGCACCCTCGGTTCTTAATTGTTTAGTTGCAATGCTACCAGCGTTTTCATCTGTTATGTCATCTGTTCCGTCTTCCGTTACGATCAAATCAGTAGCCGTGTTCACAGGCAAACATACTTCGGTTCTGCCCTCTGTAGTTAATGTGCTTGGTGTTATGGTTACACCACTTGTTGTTGTTGTCACCGTTGCGCTTACTGCATCGTTAGGAAACAGTATGTCTATGTTTAAGCATTGTGCGTTGTTATCTGGAACTATTATTTCTGGTGTTACTCCACCATCTGCAATTAATTCTCTAAAGTCATTAATCAAAACTAAATCAACGTCACCTGTGTTTAGATTGCTCTTCATAGATTCAATCATATATCGTTTGTCACGAATTATCACACGGTCATTTAGTTCAAGTCCTGTTAATAAGCTTATAGGTAGGTTCGTCTTTACGTTGGTTCGTCTATTTTTAAGGTTATATAGATTTAATAAATATGGTGCATAGTAAACTGCAAATAAAGTGTTTGCTACTGGCTCTAAAAGAAACGTGCTATTATCAGCGTTAAAGTTTAGTGTAAAGTCATTAGTGCCTAAACGTAAGTCTTGTCCAAACGGAATATATGTTGTCATATTAGTAACACTACCACCCTCATTAAATCTCCATTGTGCGCTTGTAGTATCATACGCATACATAATCATTGGCTTTGGTATGTATGTTTGTATGTCGGTGTTTAATCTTTTACCCACTTGCAAATCAGTATCGGTAAACTTGTGCATCATCATATTCTCAAACGGCAAATCAATCTTATATTCGCCACCGTCATAGTCATATAGTTGGCTCGTGTTTCCGTAGTCACGACCACCTGTTATATCTCTAAACGCTTCGTTTGTTGCACATTCACTTTCTTTATAATTAAAGCTTATGTTTTTGTATAATTTTAAACGGTCAATCTTTACACTTTTTATATCGGTATATTCTGTGATGTCTACAATAGCACCTTTTTGATACCAATCATCTAATGGTTCGATTTGGTAAACATCTTTAGCAGTTCCGTAACACGTTAAATTAAACATCTGTAAAATGCCCTTGAAAAAGTCTACTACTTTCATATCTGGCAAGTAATTTAACACGCTGAAAGTTGCCGTAGTTGAAAATGTACTACTACTTGTGTATGTGTTTAACACACTTTGTGTACTTGGTATACCTAAAAAGTTTTCTGTTACATAGTCAGCTTGTTGCGTATAAATAACATTGTAGTTAAAATTAAGAACACCTAATGAACGAATCAAAAATTTGTATTGCCTTGTTCCAAGTGTGTTATTTGAATGATCTACAACTTCAATATCGTGGTTACCTATTCTAAAAAAACTTTGTACTAATTGCCCATTTAAATAAACATCTAAATAGTAACCCATTGTGGCATCACTTACGTTATTTACCGAAAATATTATTTTGTGTTTTGGAAACAAAAATACTCCACCACTCGGAGACAAGCTTGGAAACATCGTGCTTGTAGGTGTGTTTGTTATAGATAGTGTGTCGTTTGCTTCGCTAAAAAAGTCACTGGCTACTGCCGATGTATTCGTGTTTGTGCCTGTTACTAAATTTTCTTGTTGTGCTACTTGTGATGCCGTAGTATAAGTAAATGTTTCTGCATTTTGACAATACAAAAACGCTCTTCTAAATCTTTCGTTGTTTAAAAAGCCACCGTTAAAAGTTATAGAATATTGTGATTGTATAGCGTTGAATATTTGATAAACTGCTATTGCTGGAAACAACTCATTGTATGCTATTGAGCCGCTACCTGTGTGGCTAATATCTGTACTTGCACCATCACCATAAGTTACATCTCTACCAACTATTAAAGGAAAACGAATTGGATATTCAGTTGCATCGTCTGTAATTCTTTGGCTTACTGCCGTGCTTGAAAAAGTAAAGTCCGTAGTGTTTATTGTTTCTATATCTACAAGCTTAGAATCACCAAACGTATCTTTTAAACTTGCTACATCACCATAGAAAGTAATTTGATAGCTATACGGCTCGTTGTTTTTTACTTCCGTTTTTTCTAAGCTTATTTTACCACGTCTGAATGTAGTTAAATCTATTTCAATTAACGCTTCACGCCTTACGTTAAAATCAATAGTTGAGTTTACATCGTTTTGGTAAAAGTGTTCAAATACTTGGTTGTTGTTTGGAGTTGCTGGTACTGTAAATGATTGACTAAAGTCGGTAAATACCTTACTTATGTCTTGCACATTTTGTTGTATAGATGTGACATTAATTTGTTCGTCATCAAACAAATCTAATTTAACACCCTCTATGTAAACCGATACACCTCTCATTATGTTACGTTGTTTATAAGATCAAAAGCAAAGTCAAAATCAAGTGTGTAGTTCATAGTGCCGTCATTTAATCCTGTTTGCTTTACAAGTGATTGTGTTTTAACTTTAGCTGGAAAAGCATTCGTGTTTGTGTCAAAATCTAAAACCGTAACGTGTTCACTCAACATCAACTGTTGTATGTATTCTGCGTAGCCATCATTTACAAAGCCACTATTTAGCTTTATGCTTTCGTTTCCTGTTTTGTTAAATTGCTTTATTTGTCCACCACCTTGTGTAGCACTATATGGCAACGTCTGTGGATTAAATTTGTATTCGTTGCTCTTAACCGTTGTTGTTCGTTTGTTTACTTTAAACCAAAACATTCGCGACCAACTACCATACTTGTTTACAAAGTCTACTACAATAGGGCTATACTTTGGTTCGCATACAGGTTTGAATGTAGCAGTCCAAACTACTGCTGCACTTGTGTTAATCATTTCTACTTTGTTACCTACACTTAACCAACCAGTGTATACTCTACCGAATACTTTTACACCAGCAGCACTTACGGTATAAATTTGTGTTGCTCCTGTGCTTAAATTAGTGTACTTTATTTTTTCGCCTACTGCTAAATCTGCATCAAAGCTTCCAGCAAGTGCGTTTCTTTGCGTTGCACTAAACGAACTATTGTAATGGTATAGATATGTACCTTCGTCTAAAAGAACGTCTTGCTTGACCGTGTTTTGCCCTTCCATATATTCAGAATAGCCGTTTACAAATTGTCCTGTGTCAGTTCCTAAAAGTGTGTAAGTGCCACTCACGTTTTTGTATCTTTTTATTGCATAGTTTACAAGATAGTTTGTGCTTGTTGCCGTGTCAAAAAAGTTTGCCGTATCGTAGTCATAACCACCCATTGTAAAATACTCACGAACATAAGGCGAAACATTATAGTACGTCTTTACGTTGTTCGATGCTGGAATAAGTTTTTCAAGTGTGTATTGTGGGTTTGCTGGTTGGCTTCCTGTATTCCACAAGAACAATTCTATTTTAGAACCTGTTTGTCCACTTTCAGAAATTTCTACAATATATGGTGACCTTGCTAAATTCATTTGTTAAGTCTTTTAAAGTTTTCGTCTGTTATTTGTGTAAATAGTTTTTCCATATCTAATCCGTATTTTTCTACCAATTCGTCTGGCAATCGTTTAAAGTATTTTTCAAATGGCTTCGTGAAAAATAGTGTTGGCTTTATGCCTTTCTCGAATATGCTTCTTGCTATTGCAAACGCTAAACCTTTTCGCTTTACGAATCTACCTTTCTTATCTCTAATAGTGTCCTTAAACCCTTTCTTAACTATCCACTTGTCAAATGCTTTTGGTGGTGGCATTTTGTTCGTGTATTTGTAGCCATCCAAACTCTTGCCACTTTTTTTACCTTTTACACCTCTATCTTGATAAAAGCCGTAGTCTTCCATTTCGAAGCTTATCTGAATACTATTTTTAGATTCTTTAACATACGAATTTAAACTTCTGCTTAATCTACCAGAAGTGTTTTGGCTTGATAAGTTTCTTTTAGCTTCACGAATTACGTTGCTTCTAAAGTCGTTTAATAAATCTTGTATGTTATCGAATTCTGCCATTAGCAAATAGTCATCGAATTGCTTACTAAAATGTCAACCGTTAAAGTTGCACCAGCTAATTTATTTTCAAATCGTTCTGTGAAAAATTCCGCACTTGGATTGCCGTCTACTTGAAAAGCATCTGTGTATAGTGTGCCTCTTCGTAACAACTCATAACACCTGTTAAGAACGGCTAACTGTGTATTGATTATGTATAGTTCGTTATCGTTGCCGTCAAACTTACTTGTGGTTTCGTCTTTTGTTATGTCCACAATATCCATAGCTAAAATACTGATGTTGTATCTTATTACGTTTTCTTCAAAGGTTGCCGTGTTTACGATCAAGTGAACTAATGGGAATATGGTTTGCTTTGATAAGTCCACCTCGAAAATATCACCTTGTGTAACGGTGTTTACTAATTCGTCTGCATCAAAGTGTGCTTTTAATTTGTCTATAATATCAAAATAATTCATCGTCTCATTTGTTGTTTAAGTTCGTTTGCTTCGATTTGGTTTTTTTGCTTTTCGAATGTGAGATAGGTAAGACATTTAGTAAGTCGGTAGCTTGTAACTTCGTCAAATCTGGTAACATCTCCTTTAGCGAGTGCATAGATTGAATTATACCATCCCCATTGTCTTGAAAAGTTTTGTCTTTCGCTGTACTGCTGGAAGTCATCGTCTTCAGTTCTTTCTGTAAATAACTGATTGTAAGTTTTAATAATTCTGTTCCGATGGTGCAAAAAAAAACCGAGCTACTAATGGCTACATCCAAAGGAGCAAACTTCATCAGCTCTTGCATATCTTCGTTTGGTTCGTAGTCTGCAATCGTGTAAGTGTTCTTGTGTTTTTCTTTGATTGGTCTGTACATAACTGCCATAGCTTTGTGATATGTTTTCCAGTTTTGCAAGTGACTTTCTAAATCTACATACTCGCCAAATGTAATCTCATCAAGTTTTGGAATAAAGCCAAATTCAACGTCTTTGATTTTAAACTGCCGTATAAGCTTTGGCTTTTCACTAAACACTTTTGTGAAGTGATTTATTAGTTCGTTTAAGTGCTTCATCTTTATCTTGCCTACATCTTTCAAGTCTATGCCACAGAAAATCTGAATCATCTTTTGTGCTATAAACTCATCGTCATTCGATGCTTCTTTCGTCTTTATGAATTGTTGATACCTTGATAATGGTATTTCGCTTAATGATGTAGGTAGTAATAAATCTAACTTCATATATTAATAACTTATTTTTCG